CTGAACGACGATGAGCGTCTTTGATCTCTGGAAGATCGCTGTGCTCAAGAACCGGCTGCCACTTCTGCATTAGTTCTTCAGATACATATTGCATTTGATTTCTCCTTTAAGGTTTTCCAAATCTAATATTATTTATAATTTTTATTTTTTCAATGATCTTGAAATGGCATTGACGTAGGCAGACATTTCTGGCTCTATACGAGAAGCTGTTGCTTCCTCTTCTAGTGGCTCAGCGTCATCAAAGTCACTTGTTGATGCACTTGATTCTACAGATTCGCTAAAATAGCTTTTCTTCAGAGTCTCTAATTTCTCAACGAATTTTTCTTCATTAACAAATTCAATACCTTCGGACAGAGTCTTAAACTTTTCTTTTTGAGTCTCTGTTAAGGATTCGCAAGCTTCTGCGAATAAGTCGGCTTTCATATGCTCGGAAATTTCCGCTTTGAAAGCAGCATTCTTTTTGATTTCTTCGTCTAGACGATTTTCAAGTTCTTCTGCACGAGACGCTAATTCTTCAACAACATCAACTTTGTCATCAGGAATTTCGATGTAATGCTCGTTAAACAGATCTTTTAGCCCACCGATGAAATCATCTACTAGTTCAGACTTAATACCTTTTTCTACTGCAAGGCGATTTTCGTCCATCCAATTCTCAACTACGTAGTCAAGATATTGGTCAAGTTTAGCAGACATTTCTTCTTCAATTTTGGCTTTTTCTTCGTTGAGTTCAGACTCAATATCAACAACATATTTTTCTAATTGTTCATTGACTTTAGAAACAACAGCTGCTTCAAAAATAGTTGTAGCTGCATCTTTAAATTCTTCTGAAAGCTCCTCGTCGTTTGAGAATACTGCAGCAATATCTTCTTTAATATCGATATCTTCTGCAGAAATCTTATGACCTGCTCTTACAACTTCTACAGTCTCTTCAGAAACATCTTCTTCAGAAATTTCTTTTGCTTCTGCAGCTGCAAGCATATCTTCAAACACGCCAGCTAGTTCAGCTTTCTTCATACCGTTCATACGGTCTACCATTGCTTGAATCATAGACATTTTTGATTCGCCCATTGGCATTTTAGCTGTTTTACCTTTACCTGCTGATGCTTCAGCTGGTTTACCAGGCTTTACAGCTGTAGGTGAATCTTGAGGATCGTCTTCTTGCTTTTTAGACTTACCTGGAGCTTTGGCTGTCTTAGCAACCGGCTCAGGTACCTCAGACGGATCACCCATAGAAGCTTTGAACTCATCTAATTGCTCAGATTCGGCAACGATGAGGTCTTCTTCTCTCATTCTTAGATCTTGATCAGACATCGTTTTTCTCCTTTGATGGATATATTCTCTATTATTTATAATATTAAAGTTTTGAGATGAAGTCCTCAAAGACTCGAATTTTCATTTCTGCTAAGTCTTTAGATGAGGTCTTTTCGATTGTTTGTTTGTAGTTATCAATATTCTTTTCGCGAAGAATACCGTTTTCCCAAACCCATTCTTTACCTTCCATAATACCCTCTACAAATGCATTAGGAGCGGAAGGATCTGCAACAATATCAGCTGCTGTTGCAAGATAGAAATCTTTTTGTACTTCGGCTACGCCGTTTTTCTCTTTTAAAGAACCCATGCCGCGAGAAGAAACACCGATGGTAGCTCCTTCATTCATTAGATTCTTTACAATATTGCCCATTGGTGTATCTAAAATTTTAGCCTCACCAATGATATTATCTCCGTCTGGGGTAAGAGATGTAATCATATGCGAAACACGATCCAGATTAATAGTCGGACCAGCTGGATGACCTAGTTCACCAAAAGCACGTTTTTTATCAATATATTCTTTTTGATAACGTTTTACTTCATTAACGAGTACATCCATAGGATATCTACGACCATTACGGTTCGTGATATTACCTTGCATAAAGATACCTTTAATTTTGTGAGTTTTACCCTCACCAGCTTCTTCTGCGATATATTCTAATTCTTCGTTAATTTCGCATATAAGTTTCATATTAGTATCTCGCTACTTTTGTACCGAAAACAGTCGCTACAGAAGCAATAGTATCCGTAGGTTCTTTTACGATAATTTCTGATTGACCAGCTTCAATAACTACTGTACCTGGAGTGCCACCACCATTAACAGGATCTGCAGTGTTAGCAATAGTTACAGTTTGTTCTGCTGCATTTGTGTTTACCACACGTACAAATGTTGCGTTACCGAGATTTGTAGCTGAGCCAAGAGCTGTTGAATTGCCTAATAGTTTAATTGTCGCCATTTTCGTCAACCTTTACCCAATTTGAGAAGCTTTCTCTCATTTTAGATGAGCCCTGCATTACTGGTTGAGTTTCACCACTCGAGTGTGTTTTGCCACCACGATGAGTTTTTTCTGGATCTCCACCATCTACTGTGCCTTTAAATTGCGCAACAGTAGCTACAGGGTGTCCAGCCGTGTTCATTGTATGAGCTTTAGCAAAGTCTTCCTCACCTTTTGAGCGAGGCTTATAACCTTTTACTTCTGTCTCATCATCTTTCTCAAGCTTATTATCTTGTGCGGGTGAGCCTGGAGCCTCCATAAGTTCTTTAAATGTCTTCATCTGATTCTCCGTCGATTTCGGTTTCAAATTCTTCCTCTGGAGCTTCATCGGTAAAATCTGGCTCATTGAAAAAAGATTGAGCAACAGCAACTTTTTCTACACCGATACGTTCACGCAATTTATCAGCAAGAATACTATTAATAGCATCTTGGAAAACTGCTGTATTGTCATCTGATACTGCACTTACAGCATCTGCAACTTCATAAGGCATTATATTCTCCTATTACATATTTATACATTATTTATAATTTGTTTAAGCTCGTCTATTTGCTTTTGCTGATCTTTAACAACTTCAATCAATAAGCCTACCATAGCATCATAGTTAACAGTTTTATTTCCATCTTTGTTTTCTGAAACTACTTCAGGCAACACATTTTCTACTTCTTGTGCAATAACACCCATAGAATGATTACCAGATTCTTTCCAGTCAAAATTTACACCTCTTAACTCTGTTACTTTTGCAATAGGATTATCAATAGTAACAATATTTTCTTTAAGTATAATATCTGATGTTGAATTAAAATCAGCAGCTGCTACTGTACCAGAAAATGTAGGTGAACTATCTACATTAAGTGTTACGCCTCCTGAGGCTCCACCGCCATTCAGGTTTGTTCCAGCAGTAACACCTGTAATATCGCCTACATTAGTAGTAAAACCAGAATCGTTGTTAAAACCAGAAATATTAATATTAGCTTTTGTTAATTTTTTCTGTGCATTTACTGAATCAACTACAACAAAGAAATCTCCATCTCCATCAGATGTAGACGTTGTAAGTTCAGATAAATCAACATTTACTGCATCAGCAGTTACATCAATAAGAGTACCAGCTCCAACAGCAAAAGATCTAGATGCAGCAATTGTACCACCTCCGGTCAAACCGTCTCCAGCAGTAAGAGTTACCCCAGAGTGGGCAATATGTTCGTCAGCTACAAAACCAGACAAATTATTATGAACGATTGCACCATCATTTGTACTAATAGAATTATCTGCAACAGTAATACCTGTGCCTGCACCAATATTAAGTGTTCTATCAGCAGCTAATGTACCACCACCTGTTAAACCTGAACCAGCAATAACTTGAGTAGATGCATCTGCTTTAGTAGCAATATATGAGTTAGTGTTGCCTAATTGCGTTAAAGTAGAGAATGTTGCATTAACATAAGTATTTGCTGCTTTAGTTCCTAATGTTGTTGCTGTAGTAGTAGCAAAGTTAGCATCATCACCAAGGGCAGCTGCCAATTCATTAAGCGTGTTTAATGCTTCAGGAGCCGAATCAACAACATTTGCTACCTGTGTATCAACATAAGTTTTTGTAGCAGCATCTTGTGCTGCTGTAGGATTACCCATTCCAGTAATTTTATTAGTGCCCATAGCAAGAGCACCTGACATAGTATCACCAGTTACATTAACAAATAGTGAGGTCGCATTTGCGATTTGTAGTCTGTCTAAAATTAAACTATTCTGAGCATTGTTTGAAGTTAATGCTACTGCTTTAGTTTCATATGTTGTATCAGTATAGTTTCTAATATTAGTGTTAGATGATCCAATTTGCGCGTTCACATATTGTCTTATACTTGTATTAGAAGACCCTATTTGCGCGTTCACATATTGTCTTATACTTGTATTAGAAGACCCTATTTGAGCGTTAACATATGTATTAGCAGCTGCATATGACTTAGTTGCATATATTGCAGCTACGTTAGCTACTTGAATTCTA